ACTCACGCGTAGCGTCGCCGAAGCGCCGGTAAGCCAGGACCAGGGCAGAAAGGGTTTCCGGCGGGGTAATTTCCACGAGGCGAACGCCGGAAGCAGCGACCGCCGTTAGGTGCTTGACGATTGTCTGCCGCAGAGCATTGAGCACCAGGTAATGAGCGGAATCAGCTTTCAGTGATGCCTCAAGCATCGCCTCGTTCAATCCGTCGCGCAGCTCGAGCACATCATCTGCTACCGGCACCTCAGGCCTTTCGAAGGGCTGCACGGCCTGTTGATCCGCAGATGGCGTTGTGTCTGTGGATACAGGCTGCGAGGCGATCGGCATTTCGCTGACGATCAGAGCAATCTGAACGAGCAGTGCGTCCTGTACCAGATCGGCAGTGGCTTTTGATGCCGCGGCCGAGTCGACACCGCCGATCGTGCTGACGGTATTAATGCTGCTCACCGCTTCAGCCTGCTGGCTCGCGGTGGCTACGGTGTTGCGATAGCTGGAGTCGTTGCCCAGGTAATCCTGAACCGAGAAGTCGCTGAAATAGCTGGAGAACAGTGCCGACAGCGAGCCGGGAGCATTCATGATCGACTGCGCCAGCCCGGTCAGGTTTGTGAAGACGGCCACGAACGGTGCGAACTGGCGCTGTATTACGGTGTACACCGCCGACAAGTTGTTACGCAGCCGGGCCAGACCCAGGCGTGCTTGGTCAACCTTGGCCATCGCGGCCTTGTATCGCGCCAGCGCGGATTCCCACATGCTCTCCGAAGCCTTCACCACCTGCTGCTGGGTATTGACCCTGGCCACGGGGAACTTGAGCGGCGTGTCCGGATAGAACGTGACCAGCATGCTGACCATGCCGCCCTGCTGGTAGTCGTGGGTCAACTCGGCTTCGCCAGCCTTGACCTGCATTCGACCCAGCCAAGGGTGAACCAGCTCGCCCGCCCCTGGCGTTTGAATTGCCTCGAGGAACTTGTCACGCCGCTCGAAACAATCGTCGCCGATGATCCACACCGTAAGCCGATGCACCTGGGACTGCTTGCCCAGTTGTTCGAAGTAAGGCTCATCCCGTTGAGGGAATTCGTGCAACTGGCCTTTCATGCCAACCGGCACCGTGGCCTGGGGGATCAAGAAACTGATCCCCCGGAACGAGGCCGGCAGCAGTTCATCACGCCACGTTCTTTCTGCCATTTACTGCGTCCTCATGACGCCAACGGTTCGCGTACCGACGTTGGGCTTTATTTTCAAACCGGTCTGGCTGGCCTGCGGCTGATCGACGGTCGTGCCAGGCGGCGCGCCCTTGATGTTTACGTTTATCTCGCCATTGACCTTCTGCGCCTGGGTAGCGGCGGTTTGCTGCAGCAGGCTCCCAGAAGGCGGCAATTGCCCGGGACGGCTCAGCAGCCGGTTGTTGTCGATACCAAAGGCTTCGTTGTTGGCCGCCCGCCGCGACTGAGCGGCCAACGCGGCATCGGACTGGAGAAACTCGCCAGTGCCTCCGCCTGCGCCGGCATTGCGTTTCTGCTGGGCCTCCGTGAAAGCGTTCACCTTGTTGGTCGCGGTCTGGATAATCCCGTCGCCCCCATCCCCACCGCCGAACCATTTCATGATCGGCTCAATGATTGGCTTGAGCTTTGCCCACAACGATTGGAACCAGGCCGTGATGGGTTCCCAGTGCTTGACGATCAAGCCCAGGGGGCTCCAGTCGAAGATCAACTTCAAGAAGTCCATGGCGGGAACGGACAGAGCTACCAGCAGATCCCACAGCGCACCGAAGAACTTCGTCAGCGGCTCCCAGTTCGCCGTGATCAGAGCGATCGGCGTGTACTCGGCAAACTTCTTGAACAACTCCCAGGCTTGCATCACCGGGCCTTCGATCTTGGCCCAGACCTTCTCGAAGAACGGCGCAACCGTTGCCCAGTTTGCAATGAGCAGGCCTGCCGCCAGCGCGATACCCCGGATAACCAGGCCGACAATCGACTTCTTGGTCACGGCGTTGAACAGGGTCATCGCCATGGTGGTGGCCACCACCGCCACGCGGAGCACGCCGTAGGCCAATGCCGCGGCGACGATGCCTTTGATCAAGCCTGGATGCTGAGCGGCCAGTGTGGAAAGCTTGGAAACCAGGGGCCCGATGATGGTCAGGAAGTCGTTAAACGGTGGCAGCAGTGCACTACCCACCTCTACACCCAGCCGTGTCACCTTGTTTTGCAGCAGCTGCATCGCGTTGGCCGTGGTGGCCGACCGCGCCGCATATTCCTTCTGCATCGACCCGGCGTAGCCTGACCCCTCACCGACATCCCTGAAGCTCTTCTTCAGAAGATCAAGGTTCGTCAGCAGCGGAGCGATCGCGGTGACCGACTCCGAACCAAACAGCTCAGTTAAGAGGCCGGCCTGCTTATCCGGCGCTACCATCGCGATGCGGGCGAGCACATCCTCAATAGTGCCCTGTGCATCCTTCTGCATGCTCTTGGCGACCTTCGTCACGTCGAGTCGCAGAGATTTGAAGGCCTGGGCCTGCTGCTTCGTTGCTGCACTTCCCTTGGTCAGGGCCAGCATGAAGTTTTTCATGCCGGTTGCAGCAACCTCGCTCGGCACGCCCACGCCCGCCAGGGTCGCGCCCATCGCAGCGATCTGGCCTGAAGCCAGGCCAGCGATTGCGCCAAGTGGGCCGATGCGCGTGACGATGTCGGAGATCTGCGCGGCCGAAGACGGGCCCACGTTGCTCAGGTAGTTGATTTGGTCCGCCAGCTTGACCACTTCGGGCTGGGTCAGCTTGAACGAGGTGCGCCACTTGGCCATCATGTCGCCAGACTGCTCGGCGGTCTGATCAAAGGCAACGCCCATCTTCACGGCGTCTTCGGCAAACTGTTTCAACTCGCCGCGAGCAAAACCGGCCTGGCCGCCGGCGGCGACGATTGCGGCAATGCCGCTCGCCGCCATCGGCATGTTCTCCGACAGATCGAGTACATCCTGCCCCATCTGCTTGAACTGCTGCGGGGTGTCGAAATCCACCACCTTCTTCACGTCCGCCATGGCGGTTTCGAATTCGATGGCCGCCCGGGCGCCAGCAATAAACGGGGCCGCCAGGGCGCCGCCCTGCAAAGCTTCCTTGAACCCGATCTTGCCAAGGCCCGAGTTGTTCATCTGCTTGGTGAAGCCCGCAACGTTCTTACGGATCCCCGCTAGCGTCGGCGACAGCTTGTCGACGCCGGTGATCAACGCCTTGAGCTGGAACTTGTCCGCCATCACTACACCTGCTGGGATTGGTTAATGCGCTGGGCGTGCTCCAGCGATTCAAGGAGCACGTCCAGTGGCCGGGCCATCAATAACTCCGGATCAACTTTCCAGAACCACGCCAGGTCATACGCGACCTCGATCAGCTGCTCGGTTGTGCTGATGCCGCGCTCATGAAAAAACCGGCCACCTGCCAGCTCAGCGTGTTGAGGTCCGCCAGATCGAGCTGGTTGACCGACGACGGAGGGATGCCTGCGCACACCGCGATGTATTTCGCGGCGACGTCCATGTCGAGGCTGACCTCTTCGTTTTTGTCGATCTTGTACGGCAAGGCCTTGATGGCCCGAACTTCCTGCACGGTCGGGCGGCGCAGGTTCAGTTCGGTCAGGGGCTCGCCATGCGCTTCAATAGGCGCTTGCAGCTTTACGGAATCACTCATTGCCAGCTCCCTTTGATGCCGTCGAATTGCAGCTCTACCGTGCCGTCGTCAGCCTTGAACGATGGCTCATCGACCAGGTAGGCACCCGAAAGCACGTAGACGCGACCGTTGTTGAATTCGCACGTGACCGTCATGTCGCGGCCATTCGCCAGCGTCTTGATCGGAAAGCCCGCCTCAACGATGGCTGTCATCTTCAAGTACGGCGCCAGTTCTTCTTCCTTGTAGAAGCCCGGATAAACCGTCTCCCGCTTCACTTCCATCAACGGGGCTTCCGCGCCGCCGGTGATAGTGAGCTGCGTGCCGTCCACTTTTACGTAGGCGGTACCCGCTACTTTTTGACCCATGGTCTTTTCCTCTGGAATGAAAAAGCCCGCTCAAGGCGGGCCGGGTGATCAGGGTCAGCGTTACGCCGCGGCGTCGTACTGAAGACGGAATTGGTTGAGCATCGCGAAGATGCGCAGACCGTTGATGTAGTCCGGCGGGAACAACACGTTGACCCGGCTCGGGTCCTGGGTATCACGCTCCACCACCAGGTGCTCAGCGAACAGATCAGCGTTCTCGACGTGACCTTCCAGCTCGAGCTTCGCGTACTGGGCAATCAGCTCCCCGCGAATGGTGCTCGGCGTAACAATCGGCTGGCCAGCGCCGAAGCGGGTGCCGTCGTTGGCCAGCTTGTGGCGGCCGTACTTGCTGGTGATGACGCTCTGCATACGGCGGATGATGTACGCCGACTGGTGCATGGTCTCGCTGTCCAGGTAGGAGTTATCAGCCTGTCCGTAGGCGTTCTTTTGATAGGTGGTGATCGAGCGCTGAATGCGCACGTAACCGCCCTCGTAATACGCCGTGGCCAGGCCGTAGTTCAGCAACGACTGCCGCTCGGTCAGTGTGAAGCGGTCGCTAGCAGGGGCCGGATCAAGGCCGGGCATGCTGCCACTTTGGGTTGGACGGCTGGCATCGGCGGAGATGAAGACGGCGGTACGCGCGGCCAGCGCGGCGGCCTGCACCCACACAGGCTGAGGCACACCAACTTCCACCGCTTGGATGGTCATGTGCTGATCGTTGCGGGCCTGGCCAGCAGCGACCAAAGTGCCGATCGTTCCGCGCTTCGCGGTGTAGACGTGCCCGAACAGCTGCTTGGCCCAGCTCCAGCGACCGACGTTGTCGTCCATCGCATCCTTCCAGGCATTCAGCGACGTCGTGTCGGTCCAGGGCTGGCACAGGAACTCGAAAGGTTCATCACCCAGTGCGGCGATTGCATCAACCTGGTCGGGCGTGCCGACGCCAGCGGTCATTTGCGTAACCGCAACGGTCATACCGGCCGGCGTCATTTCGCCATTGGACTTGCCCAGGCGATTAAGCGCGATGCTGATGTCATTGCCGCTTTCGCCGGTCCACTTGCAGGTCAGGGTGACCACGCCCGCCACTGCGGCGGCCGTCACTGGCAGATCTGGTGAGGCGTTGATCTTGACCGCCAGGGCGGCGGCCGCAGCCGTCGGTGTTGCGGCAGACGGCACCACGGATTGCACTCGCACGCCGCCGACATACAGATTCAGCAGGCCGGCCTCGGTGGACGTGCCGGTAATGGTAATAGTCGCAGAAGCAACCTCACCGGTTTCATTTTGCAGCGGCAGGCACCAGATTTCGCCGATCGGGTCAGTCTTGCGCCAGGCCTCGTACATTGCGGCGAGCATGGAGCCCTGCCCGCCAATTTCCTTGGCCAGGGCGAGACTGGTGACCAACACCAGCTTGCCGATGCTTTCGCCGACTGCGCTGTTGTTTACCTGGCCTACGATCAGCCGGCGCATGGCCGACGAGGCGCTGTTCGCTGCCGAGTTATCCACCTCCGCATAGAACAGCGGCACACGGATATCGGCCGGGATGTTGCTGAATCCGATAGGCATTATTTGGCCACCTCGGTTTTCGCCGCGACTGCAGCTTTGGTGGTAGTGGGTTCAACATCTTTCAACTTGACGTCGCCGTCAGCTTGGCGGCGGCGCCACCAGACGTTGTCGGGTACGTCCCGGCCATCAACAGGCAACAGGTCGCCAGCCTCCGGATCGGGCACAGAGCGGCCTTTGGCCGGCACCACAGTGATGCGCTTGGTCATGGTGTTACGTCTCCTGAGAAATGCGCTTCGATACGCCCATCCGGGCCGGGTGATTGCAGGTTTGGATCTGCCGGGTCGATGCAGTCCATTTGGAAGTCGACACCGGTAAACCCGGTGAGCCCGTCGAGCTCAAGCTCTTGCCAGGTCTCGGCCGGCTGGTCAGGACGATTACGCCCAACCTGGAATTCTGAGAAGAAGGTGAACTGGTAAACCACCCGGGCCCGACTGATGTGCAGCAAGGCGCCCTTGCCATACTCGATGGGCGTGTATTCCGGCGACGGGATGTAGCCGAGCAAGGCGCGCCACAACTCGGCACGGATATCGTGCAGCAGGTCATTGGCAGCCTGGCCGCGCTCGTCTGTCGTATCCAGCACGATCACCACGTTGAACTGATCAGTGATGTCCTGAATGATCATGTTTTGCGCTTTGGTCGGGGTCGCAGCGTCGGCGGTTGCGATCACGTAAGCAGCCGGCAAAGCCAACTGCGCGCTCTCGACGACCGCGTCCCAGTCAATGCCGCCAGTCACCCGACCAGCAAAGGACGGGCAAGCCAGCCGCAAGTGCGCGACAAGCGGGTTCAGCTTCATGTGTTTGTCCGGTGTTGTTGCGATCAACCCAGGGCAGCGGCGAAGGCAGCGGAAAGGATGGATTGGACTTGCGATGCAGAGTCCTGCAGGGCGTCGGCCATGTAGTTGTCACGCGGCTTGATGCGCCATTCACCCGCGGCACGTTCAGCAACAGCAGCTGCCCGTACGCCGGCGGCTCGGCGGTTCGACATCCCTTTACCTGCGCCGGGTGCAAGCTTTCCGAGCTTGCGCCCCCTCTTCACGCCGTAGTGCAGATAGGCCGGATAGAACTCTTCCATTGCCGAAGTTTTGGTCGGGGAGATACGCACCAAAAAACCAGCGCGGGAAACCTTGAATTTCACCGACTCGACGGTCGCGCCAGTGCGGTTCACGGGATAGCCGTCCTGGCCCTTGCCCAGCACCAGATTCATCTGGGCGCGCTGAGCGATCAGCAACCCGACCTTGCGCATCCCAGCGCGGATCTTTCGCTTGTCGAAGGCATCACGCTCGAAGTTATCGAAGCCTTCGACGTGCAGGTAACCCTCAACCGAGGCCGAGTTAGACATAGATACCCCCGCCAGGCTTCAACAGCCCGAGCTCCTCCACCTCGAGCACGACGAACCGCCCGCGGCCGTTCATATCGAAACCACGTTTCACGCGATAAAGGGTGTCCTTGTGAACCACCTCGTAAGCGGTCGTGATTCCTGTTCGAAAGCGCAGGAATATGCGGTGCGTGATTTTGTTTTCCGTCTGAGCGCTGTCGGTGTAAACCGCCGAACCGACTGGTTCGATCTTCGCCCAGCGCGGGTTGGCTTCAGAGAACAGGGAGTCCAGCCCCATGTCTTCGGCCGGAACGTCGTCGCGGCGCCGGAGCGTGACGTGCTTGTTTAGCTCGCCCGCACCAATCTCTCTGTATGCCATCTAGACCCCCATGGAAATCCTGTCTGGCTGCAAAAGTGAGCGCGAACCATTGGGCAATTCAATGACAGAAGACGTGTTGATGCCCGTCACCGCATCCTCCCGGTTTGCCCAAAGGTGGCCCAGCGTGAGCAAGCATGCCGCGGTGATCGACTTGTTAATGACCATGCCACGCGCAATTGCAGTGCACGCAATCAACGCTTCCGAGAAAACAAACTGGGCGTCAGCGATAGCGGCACATCGGTCCTCCCAATTCTCCACCGCTTCGGCTGCCAAGAGCGCAGACTCATAAGTTGTCCTGGCAACGAGTCGCGCAGCTGGGACACCTGCAATAGCCGATGACAACGCGGCGGCATCCACGTAGAAGCGGCGCTGCAAGAACTTCTGAGCTGCACTCTCGGCACCATCGAGCTTCGACTGGACGTCACTCACGTCCTCAAACTCAGCCCGAAGGTGCTTCATGGCTAGGTCGATGTCGATCACGCTCATGATTATTTAGCCTTGTTTTTCAGCTCGGGTTTCGGCTTTTGGCTGGCCTCTGGAGCGGCTTTGTTGTCCACCTCCTTGGCCTGTTTGTTTTCGGGTTCGTCCGCCTGCTTCACGTCGTAATCCTCAATCAAACCATTCCGGTGAAGCTCCTTGGCACGGAACTCATCGACGGTAATGTCACGGCCTTTCTTCACGTACTCATGACCGTTAAGAAAGCCCTTTTTGGTTGTCACTTCGATATCTGGCATAAGCACACACGCCCGGTCACCCGGGCGCGCTCCTTGGATGATTGAGGAATTAAGGCGTTGGGTCTTCGAACTCGCCGTGCACGAAGGATTCCGGACGGTACACCGCCAGCGCCAGGCGCTCTTCGGCACGAATGGTGACCATGTTGGTGCGGAAGTTGTCGCCGTCTTCGGTCGAAACCTCGACAGCCGCGTCTTCGCGATCGAACACCTGGGCAGCGATGTTCATTGCACCAACGAGGAACTCACCTTCAGGTACTGCGTTGCTGTCCACCACCGGCAACTTCCAGAGACGCTGGACGCCACCTTCCTGAACGTTGACCCAGATATAGGAGCCGGTGCTGTCTTTGGTCAGCTCGATATCGGCCCAGTCGACCGGGTTCAGTGCGATGGCCGAAGCGCGGTATTCAGCGACCCGCACTTGCAGGATGGCGCGGCGCAGGGTGTCGATCTTGGTGTCGCCGGCCTTGCGCAGCGATTCGTTGAAGGTGGTGGCTTGCGGGATCAGGCCCAACAGGTTCTGGCCGGTACCATCACCAGCGAGAATCTGCTCTTCTTCTTTGTACTTCAGGCCGTAGATGGCGCGGCCGTTGATGTAGCTCTGCAGCAAAGGGATGTCCGACAGAACCTGTTTAGAGGCCTTGAACCAGTGAGCGATCGTCTTCACCGTGGTGGTGACCATGCCAAAAGACAGATCGGACTGAGCCTTCAGCGCACCCTCGCCAGCCTGAGGTGCGGCCATGTTCTGGAAGCCGGTCTCTTGGACGAACTCGACGGCGTTTGAACCAGTACGACCTGGCATGATGAGGTCGCGAATCGTGAACTGACGCTCGGGGTCCGTGATGATCCCGGCAACGCGAGTCGGCTGAATGCCCACGCCTACACCGCCAGTGCCGGTGGTGGCACTGGTGATGTTGGTCACGGCCTTCAGGTTCAGGCGCGCAATGCCGCGACCTTTCGTGGTCAGTGCTTGGTAATCGTCCGACTCCGACAGCTGTTCGCCGACGGACTTCTGCTCGCTCGGATCGTTCGCAGCGAAGCGGCGTGCCAGCTTCTGCTCGATATCTTGAAAGCGATCCTGCAGGGCCAGGCCGTCCTTCACCAGACCATCCAGAATGGTTTTGGTCTCCGTCAGGATGGTGCCGTGCTCTTTGATTTCCTTGTTGGCTTTCTCGGCGAAAGCCTTGATCTCCTGGTCGCGCTGATCAAGCAGATCATTCACTGCTTTCAGCTGGATCTTGTCATCCGCATGCTCCTTGCGGTGCATCTGACGGTCTTCGGCGCGAGCCTGGTTGCTCATGGCGTTATGCATGGTGAATCCTCAAAACGAAGGGAGGGACAGCGCGGGACGCGACTTAAGCGCCTCGACGACTTCAATTGCTGCCAGGTCGCCCGCGGACTCGCTCCGGAGCAGATGCTGCAGTCCACGGTTGGCAATCACCGCAGACTGAGTTTTCGAGAAGCCTGCCTCGCGCAGGAGCAGCTCAAATTCGGGAAGTGAAGGCAGGCCGCCGTGGGCCAGCTTCGACTTGATGGTGTCGGTTCTAGCCTCGTCGTTGGCCGGCACAGTCACGATGGAAATCTCGACCAGGTCGAGTTTCGTCAGGGTGCGGATTCGGGTTTTCTCGTCGAAGCTGGATTCACGTACGTAGTAGCCGATCGACAGGCCCGTGATCGATCGGGACTTCATACCCCGCATGGCGATGCGCGCATACGGAGCGTCAGCCAGCCAGAGCTCGCCATCCCCGAACAGGCCTTTGGTGTCCTCTTTTAAGGTATCCATCGACCACGATCCGATGGGCTCGGCAGTGCGGTGCTGCCACAGAACCGGCAGCGACCGGGACTTTGCTTTCAGATCGGAGATGGACTCCAGAAAAGCACCCGGCGCGACAACTTCGTTATAGCTGTCGATCACGCCGAACACGGAACCGTAGCCAGAAAAAAGGCCATCATCGCTGACAGCCTTTACGTCGTAGTCAAATGAGCGGTACTTCACCGCCAGGGACTGGTCCTTATGCTTCATTCCTGGTTCCCCTTTGGTTTATCGTTGAGCCAATCCAAGAGCGCCGAGCGCGCTTGCTGCGCATCACCGGCATCACCGCCGAGCTTGTCGATCGGCAACATGTTTGACTGAACAGTGAGCTGAGCGGCGTTGCCGCCTTTGGGTGCGAGGTTCTCTTTTACCCGGCACTCGTCTCGGGTGTAGATACCGTTCTGGGTCATCGAGCTATAGAAGGCGGCGCGGGCGGCGCTATCCGCACGAAGCAAGCCTTCTGGGTTGAACTTTGCGTAGAACCGGCGGCGCTCATCGGGGCGCAATAAACGGCGATTAATGCTCTGCTCGATTCGCTTCATCCAAGGCAGCAGCGTGAAGCTCAGAAAGCCGAGCATCTGCTGCTCCATGCCTGTGCCCCAACTGGTGCTATTCGATGTGTGACCGACCATCCAAGGAGGAACGCGAAACCACCGGCAGATCTCTTCAACGTTGAAGGCCCGAGTCTGAAGCATCTGAGCATCTTCAGGCGTCATGGAAACCTGCTGATACTTCATCCCAGCTTCCAGCACCATGGTCTTACCGGTGTTCACCGCGCCCGCGAACTTCGCCGCCATGTCTTCGCGGATATCCTCGCGCTGGGCCTTGTTGAGAATCTGGTCGGTCGAAAGCACGCCGCCCAGCTTCATCCCATTGGCGAACATCTTGCTGGCTGATTCATCTGCTGCCATCGCAGCCCCAAACACATTGCGGCCCATAGCAAGCGGGCTCAACCCGCACATGGGATCTGTCCCGAACCCGCGCGTGTGCATCATCTGCTCGTCGAGTAGCGTATGAGGTTTCCCCTCACTATCGATGAACCGGTATTCGATCGCGCCGCTGCTTGTGCGACGGGGAGGTGAAACCGACTGTGGAAGAATGAACTCCAGCGATGATAAATCGCGGCCCACCAGGTGTGGTTCATTGAAGCTGTTGCCGCTCAACAACAGGCTGGCTACAACACATTCCCAGAACTCCACAGGCGTCTGGTCTGCGTTCGGCTGCAAGCTGATTACACGGTGGACCGGGTGCGAGGTTGCCACCTCCGGAACGCCATTTTTGTCTTCATAAAGCGCGATAGGAAGCGTGGCCAGGGTCTCGGCAATAAGTCGCACGCACGCCCACACTGTCGAAAGCTGAAGCGCTGTCTGTTGGCTGACAGTCTTGCCCGATGCGGAATCGGTTCCATAGAAACCATTCCAAAACGCTGCATCCCCTAGACCGATACGTCGACCTACCCAGCCAGCCAATGAGGACTTAACCAAACCAGGTTCCGCCGACTTGAATAGGGCCTGGCGCAATACAGACTTGAGAGGTCTATTCACCGGTCAGCCCCTTTCGAATGAATCCGGCGGCCGCCAAAAACGAGACCGCGCCGGCGATAAGGGACCATCCGAGCCCCGCCAGAACAAAAACGCCAGCGATAAACAGGCACAGCGCGGCCACGGCCGCCACAATAAAGAGAATTAGGCCTGTATCCATGGGTGAGTTATCCAACAATGATTGGTTGCGAAAAGAAGTCGCTGATGTTGCCGCTGTTGTCGTTGACCAGAATTAGGGCTCTACCGATGGCCATGATCAGCGCCACGGCGCCGTCTATCTTGTTGTCATCGCCCTGCTTGATCGGGCGCACGATGTCATCGTTGCCCGGCATGTTTTTTCCAATCACGTTGGCCACGCACCAGGTCATGATCGGATTGCCGTCATGGTGGAAGCGGCCGGCAGTAATGGCCGCCTCCAGTTCCTTCATGGGGTCCGACATATTGGTGTAGTTCTGTGTGATCGTTATCGGGTTGAAGCCTTCATCATCAAGGTCGTGGCTCAGGCCGGTCGCGCCGTGAGGGTCGATAGGACACTCTCGAACTGGGGCCTGGTGATTGGCTTCCTTGGTATCTTCGAGGATCTCGCGATAGTCGATCTCGGCGCCGTCGGTTATCTCCAAATGCTTGGAGTTGATCCAGGCCTGAAAGCGTTCCGACATACGCTTGTTGTCGCTGTCGTAGGCGGTGTCATATGGCACCCAGAACTTAGGGGCCACACTGTAGTAGTGGGTCTTTCCATCAATAACCCGCCAGAACAAACGCGCCCGCGAGTTCATGTCCAGTTTACGTGCCAGGTCGAACCCTGCGATCCACTCTTGCCCCTCGAACTGCTCCAGGGTGAGCGTGATGTCTTCGCAGGATTTCCAGTCCTCCATGTTGAAGAACCCGGATTTTGCGCTCACCCATAGGTTGAGGTGCTTCGTTTTAAAGGTGTTGGCGAAGCGCGCCGACCGGATGGCCCGGGCCTGCTGGCTTTCCAGGTACTCCTGAAACACCGAAACGCCGTGGTTCGGGTTGGCCTTGGCCAGCATCTTCGGATCGGTCCAGTCGTCGCCCTCGTCGAGCGTCCAGAC